CGTGAGGCAGTCTCAATTTTCTGATCGATAATGCGATTACTTCTGGCGGTAGCATTAACCTCTAGAGAAGACATTACAGCCTCTCTAGTGATATACCATATGCCCATACTAGACTCCCGATTGCTTTCTACGGACTAACATCATTCTGAGCTATTTAGTTATATGAATTCAATTGGAGGGCTAGGCAAAGCCGCGTTTTGGTGTTCACCTAGCCCCCTATTCAATTGTTTCTTTTCTTATCCGATGGGTCTCATCGGAGTCTATTCGAATTCATCGTCGAATTCATCAGTTGTACGGGTCCGTGCCTTCTTACTAGGACGTCGAGCCACCCTACCTGATTGCTGTTGATCCGTCTCTAGGCCATTGCCATCCGTCGTAGGGGCAATGGAGGATTCCGTCTTTTGAGTTTCGGAGGGGTTCTCCGTCGTTGGGGCAGGAGAGTGGAGGGGTTGACTCTCTAATTCGTCGTTCGTCTGCGGCTGATTTGTAGATTGCGCTGAGCTGCCACCAACTGATTGTAATGCACCCCCTATTACAGGGCGGTTAGCTAGAATTTCATCCTCAATGGACGGACCGTTATGTCTAGTAATTTTCGCCATGAGGAATTTCCTTATAAGTTCGGCTGAACCATAAGATCAGGACGGCGAGGCATCTTGAGACCATTCGGAATATAAATCACTCCGCCTAGAATTGTGCCACCTGCCCCGGGGTCAGCGATATTCACTGAGAGCCACTGGAAACCAGCGCTGAGGCTAGCTGCCGCAATCTCAAAGAACACTAATTGCTGGTGTGCAGCGAAGGTAGCTCCCGCAAGCGTTAGGGTCGCTGCGGCCGCTTGAGTGGTCTCAGTCCACGTTTCCGTACCTAGCAAAGGCGAGGCAACTGACTTACGATACCAATCAACGATCGCGGCTAGGTTCTGTGACGTACCGGCGGTAGCTGCATTGTGTTCTTGCAAAGTAATGATGACATCATCGGTACCGGCTGACGCAGCATTCTTAAGTAACAGAATTCCAAGCGACTCATAATTACGCATATGAATTCGCTTACCAGTATTTGCACCGGCGGCTAAGTCAGCTACAGGATTGATACCAATGGAGATATCAAACTTGTAACCTAAACCGCGTTGACCAGTTGACATTACTCATTCCCTCCAATAAATGAAAAAGGTCTGAATTATCAGAGAAGTTGAATGAATGGAGAAAGGGTGTTAGCTGAATTGTTCTGAGGAGTGATGGCACTCTGAAGCCATGGCCGCCCATCGATGCGCTCGATCACCCGATATGCAGTAATGTCATTCTGGAAACGGAATTCTTCTGACTGCTTAGCACTCATTGACTGGCGATCACCGATTAAGTAATAACCGAAATCAACGAAGTTCAGATCACCCTGAGTACCGGAAGCGCGAGCCTTCTCTGACACGATGATCGGGCAACCTAGGAGACTCATTGGAGGACTATCTGTGCCTCCCGTACTGAGACCAGAACCTAGAAAGACAGGGTAACCACCATTGGTCATCTGGAAAAGGCTAGGAAGGCTATCAGGCGAGGTAATCCATACCGCGCGGGCTAGCGACTGAGGAAGCATGCGTGAATACATATTCACCACGTCAAGCCAGTCAATTGCATTACCACCTGCCGCCCTGGTAACCGCAACCTGAGCCGGTGCATTGAGGAAACCTAAAGGCTCACCAACACCATTACCAACGAAGAATGCGACATCTTCGAACCATGCTAAAGCCTCAGGGAACATCTGAGACATGAATGCATTTAGAGCCGGTGCATCCTGAGGAAGCTCATTAGGCACTTCAGTGTAAAGCGTCAGCTTATGTGCATTCAGAACTACCCGGCCGAAACGCGGTTGGCTTTCAGTAAGGGTAGCGCCTTCCTCAGTCCAGTAACCAGTTACACCACCAAATACACTGGACACATTAGACGTTGAATCCACTGACGGGAATGGTACCGTCAAGGAATCCATAGGAATAACACGAGCGCGTGAACGCACGACAGAAGTTTCCAGCGCTACCTGTAGCATCTCTGCCCGGAGTATTTCCGGAATTAAGAAACCGCCATCGCTGGGCTTGACTGAAGATAGATCATTTCGCAGAGTCTCAAGCTTACGCGAGAGATCTTGATTCTTGAATGTACCCGAAAGAATTGAATTGAAGAAATCGGCATGACTATTAAAATAGTCGTCGTACTTAGCACCCATAGCGTCAGGGTTATAAAGCGTATTCTTAGGTACAGGACGCCGTGAGTTTGGATCTAGGTTTAATGCACGAATGTGATCGGTTTCATTATCGCGCAACCAATTGACCATGAAATTCTCGCACTGCTCTTTGACCTGATCGAGAATTCCAGTATCACGCTGTAGAGTGCTGTCGACATATCCATTAAGCCATTGCTTGAAATCAGTTGGGCTATTAAAGAGATCCTTCATCTTGTTTGGATCATTGAGCATTTCTGCTAATTCATTTGGATCGGTAGGAACAGCTACCCGTGGTGCCATTAGTTATTCACCTTTCTATTACCTAACGAACGGAGTACATTAACTAATGCATCTGTATCTACTTGATCTGTTGAAAGTGGACTGGGAGCCTTATTCCTTCCCGCGTACTTGTACTTGTATTTACTTAAATCATGCTTCTTACCCATTAGAATTCGTGTCAATGCCTCCACATCGTGCTCTTCATCTGCGTTGGGATCGCCCGGAGGGGCAGGCTCATCGGGTACACAGACGCCATTTTCGTCCATGTGCTGTCCCTCAGGGCAATCCTCCGGTGCGGCAGGGTCCTCTTCTGCCGGAACATCGACGGGTTGGTTTTCCCCTGGGACAAATTGACGGTCAGCTAAGCCTAGTTCAATTGCCTCATCTGCGAACATCCAAGTTTCAGCGAGCATCTTATCACGCCATTCGGGAATATCTCCCCCCGCTTTACCCGCGTAGATACCCGCAATGTTGTCTGACTGCCTATCAAGGAAGTCAGCCATTGCTCGCATTTCCTTAGCGTTGCCCATTTCCAAGCCCATGGCATCGTGAATCATCATTTGACTACCGGGCATCATAACAATCTCATCACCCCCTAAGGCTACGATACTAGCCCCGGAAGCTGCCAAGGCATCAATGAAAGTAATCACGTTAGCAGGGTGGTTAAGAAGAGAATTCCTGATAGCAATGCTATCGAATACATTGCCCCCCGGAGAATTGATCCTAACTTTGATATTAGGAGTAGTGATAAGACTAAGCTCCTGAACAAATACATTAGCGTCTACTCCGAATGAGCCTCCAATCTCATCATAAATGAATACCTCAGTGGTATCATTTTCAACATCAGTGGCAGGCTCATCCGCTTGATTCCTAATGATATACCATGGAAGTCCTGTAGTTTGTAATGCTCGTAATTCACGTGCGACATCTGGATTTAGATTAGCAATACGATCAATTAACTTCGCTTTGAAATTATTGATACGCATATGATTACCGCGCATGGCTCTCCTTACGCTGGCGGTTGATTGTTATTACCATTCTGCTGTTGATCTAACTCTGTATTTTGTTGCCCTGGCTGAGGAATTCCCGTCCAACGCATATTAGGCAATTGCATTGCTTCCGCGACATCACTCGGATGATAACCCGCAAGCACCAAATTACGAGCCGAAATCGATTTGCTATTCCTTGTAACATCCTCACTCGATTGATCGATCGGTACTGGATTATCAGGTTCAAATTCTAGTTTCTGCCAATTCTGGAAACGCGGTAATAGTCGTGCATTCACAACATCTTTCCAGCGGTCCAATCGCGGCACAGCTTGCCACCTAGCGAAGATGTCTTCGCCAGTCTTAGCATTAGCTCGGTTGACATCATCGACAGAACCAAGCATAGGCTTAGGGAATGCAAAAGCTTCACGAATCAATTCACGAGGTAGATTACGCAATTCAACAAACTGCATATCTTGCATGCTGAATGCGGTATCTTGCCATTCCGCATTCTCCAAGACAGCTACCCTATGAGCGTTAGCAACTCCCCTATGCTGTCCCTGCCACCTTTGAAGAAACTCACGGAATTCATTATCGTTCATTCGGTAATCAACTTTGATGATGCCCCCGGGGCGAGCACCATTCACAAAGAAATTACGATTCCATTCAGCGGCATACTTCGATGCGTCAATATCCGCCAGAACACTTTGAACCGGTCCCATTCCTCGATATGGATCTCCCGGGTTAGGTAGCTTAATGTGAATTACTTGATCAAGTGTTAGTGGGACTTCCTCTCCATCCGGGTCTTTATAAATATATCCAGTTAAGAATTTGGTCGGGTGCTTTACCGGATGAATTCGATCAGGGCGTACCGGCCACATTTCAATAGGCAATCCACCTATCGTATACAGAACAATGATTCCTTCGCCAACTAAATCAATATGCTGTTGTACAGTCTCGCGAAAGAATCGTCCTGTGTAGAACGGATTAGGTGAATTCCACAATGTAACCATTGCATGATCTAAAACCTCTTGACGTCTTGCCGCCTCCACCTGAGGAGCTTTGCGGTAAAGGTGCCAAGGGGTTGACGCAAACGCATTACCGATCATGCTAACAATTGCAAAGAGAGTACCTACTGATCCATAAGCATCAAAGGCACGGTCGGCGCTCATACCAGTTTCTGGCTGATTACCGAATATATTACCTCGCTCTGACATGTATGGAATTGGCGATATGTTGGATATTCCAAGCTTCGATACGACTTTCCCTAGTAGACTCTGCATTGTGGACC